AATCTTCCCCAGTAGCTTTTGCTTCTTCTAGATCGATGTCTAGATTTTCTACTTCTAGGTTATCACTCATCTTGACTTCTCCTTTTTTGTATAAAGATAGTTATTTGTGTTTATTATTTATAAAAATTATGATTTTGCAATGGATTTGATGAATTTCTCAAACAAATGCCCTGCTTTTGCTTCCAATTCCTCAACAGAATATTTAGCGGTTTGTTTTATTTCTTCTTCGATTTCATCGAAAGTATTTGCCGCTGTCCATGAGGATGAAGCAACATCATATACCCACTCAACACCTTCCATAACACCTTTAACAAAAGCGTCTGGAGCAGAAGGATCAGCAACGATATCTCCTGCAGTAGCCAGCATGAAATCTTTTTGTACTTCCATGATGCCGTCTTTGTTGGGTTTCATAGACCCCATACCACGAGATGAAATGCCCAGAACACCTTTTTCGTCCATGATGTTCTTAACGATTTTACCCATTGGGGTATCCATGATCTTTGCTCGGCCAACGATATTAGAACCGTCTGCCTTCAATTCTGTAAACATGTGTGATACACGATCAAGGTTAATAGTTGGTCCTGCAGGGTGACCTAACTCACCGTATGCACGATTTTTCTTAACATAAGTTTCATTGTATCGCTGTGTTTCTTTTTGTAGAACGTCTTTAGGGTACATACGACCATTACGGTTCTTAATATCACCTTGCATGATGATACCTTCGATGAAGTAATTTTTCTTACCTGTTTTCTCGCCCTCTTCGTTGAGAACGTCTTCACAGATGTAATTTACTTCTTCATTAATTTCTTTTATTAGTAGTGACATACCTTTCTCCTACTTACGAGTTTTGCTCATTGCGAAATCCATCATCTTCATGAATCCGTCTTGAGTCTTATTAATCGTGTCAGCAAATTTCTTTTGATTTTGTTTGTTCAGTTTGTCGTACACTTGTACTAAGGCGCTAGCAGTAAACGCATCCACTTTTGATCGTGAACCGTCACCGAACCTAACTGTTTGCGCCCCTTTCTTTTTTACAATATTACGCAAACTATCAAGTACAGCTTCATCTAATGATTCAAGTTCAGCATCGATTTGCTCATAAACTTCTTCATCTTCTTTTTCTGTGCGATCTGCTTTTTTAGTTTTGTCTTTTTTTGCGTCTTTTTCAGGCTTAGGCACTTCATATTCTTTAGGAAGATCTTTAACATCAACCATGTGCTTAGCAGCAAAATTTTGTTCGTCAGGTGACTTAATTTTGTCTGTTGTTTCAGCTGCGAACTGCTTAAAAGATTTCATTTTTAGTCCTCGGTTTCTAATTCAGTTTCTACAGGAGTTGCTGATTGTGGCTCAGCAACATTGTACGTTGAATCATAGTGTGCCTGTAGCGCACTATCCATTTTTGATGCCATCGCAGTGTCGAACGAAGATTCGAAACTTGAGGCGTCTTTTTCAACAGCACTTTTAATCATATCTACGATATTACTCATTTTCAATACTCCTATTTTTTCTTACAATTATTATTTATTAAAATTTGTATGTTAGAAAGATCCGTCATCTTCAGGTTCTTGTTCTTGTTCTTCACCGCCTTCTTTCTCTTGTTCATCAGCGATTTGATCTTTCATCTTTTCAATTTCATCTTCGTTCATCATCAATACATTTTCTCTTACCCAATCTTCTGAGTAATATTTACCTGTGTATTCATCGATGTCACGAAGAATTTGTAATCTGTTTTGCAGAATTTCTGCAGTTTTCAATTCATCAAAATGATTATCAATCTGGAAATCATATCGTATGTTTTGTTTGATTTCGTTCCAATCCTCAGGGGCAATAACGCCTTTCAAGATTAGTTGTTTCTCTAACACTTTATCAAACAATATTGAAAATCTTGCACGTAATCTACGAATAAACTTCGAGAATTTGACTTCATCACGACTGATCTCTGATGCTCTGCCTAACGAGAAACCTGAATCAGATTCTAATCGTGAAATGGGAACATTTAATGCTTTGTACAATCTTTTCTGGAAATATAATACATCTTCCATTTCACCAAGGTTTTGTCCACCTGGTAATGTTGTAATCTCTGTTCCTCTTCCGCCTTCTCTACGTGGTAACCAAAAATCATCAGTCATTGACATATGTCTTCTGTCATCACGTACTTCACCTGAACTCGCATCATATACAACACGATTTTTGTGTTTTGTCATCATATCACGCAAGTATTGCTCTGCCTTCATTTTAGGCAAATTACCTACATCAATATAAAACACTCTGCGTTCTGGTGCTCTAGAGATACGATAAATCGTTACCGCATCTTCCATCATTCTTAATTGATTCAATGGTTTGAACGCTTTATGTAAATGCGACAATACTAATGAATTATTTTCATTCATCAAACCCGAGTTTGTATGAACAATTGAATCTTTAGCAATCTTCAGTCCTGATGTTGCAGGACCACTTGTGATGCTTGAATTTTGTGTAGCATTAAATCCTTTTTCGTTATAGATGTAATACTCATTTTTAATTCGTTTTACGAATCCGGGATTGCCCGTTGATCCTACTTTTTCCTTTTCGTACTCACGAATCTTTCTAATCTTTCGTGGATCGATGTAACGTAATTCTTGTATACCTTTCTTCGGAGAAGTTTCATCAATTAGTACGTGATAGTTTAACCTACCATCTACATACCATTTTGAGAAAATATCATAACCGATGTTTGAAAAATCAAGCATTTGCAAAATTGTATCAAACTCTTCTCTGACTTTTTTCTTTATCCCGTCAGATAGAGGCAAGTCATCAGTAACGCATTCAACAGGTTTTTCGTTGAAGGTTATGTTGACTGCCTCATTTACAATATCATCTACAGCAGCAACCACTTCGGGTTGTTGCATCATGGTTCGATATTTCTGAACCACTTCCGCTTCGGATTTTGCAGCACCCTCTAAATCAAGGAAACTACTGATTGCTCCGCCAGCGGCAGAAACATTAACCGCACCATCATCCTGGGTCGGTTCAACAAATGATTTTACGTTCCTGTTTTCTTCTTCTTTTCTCTGAATTTGAAAACCAAAAAGTTCAATCGCCATTATATATACTCCTTAAGAAAGAGACAGGGGCATCATCGCCCCTTCTCGATTAAGCGTTAGTTCCGCCAGTTCCTGTGATACCGCCAACTACTTCCCAATAATCCATTTCAAACGTCACTTCAAATGTTTCAATCGCATCAGTTGTACTCCAATCAAGAGCAATTTGTCCAATGGATGATGGATAAATTCCATTGAATTGATAAGTACGAAGCGGAATACCTGTTTTAGAGTATTGTATCACTTGAGCTTGTGCTTTGTATTGCGAAGGAGATGCTGTAGCCAATCCACGTAAGTTGCCTTGATGTGAATTGATTGATGCACTCCATTGTTCCATTGCATCACGAATGAGGAAATCCTCATCGTTGATAACAGTTACTGTCCATTGAGCAAAAGTTCTGTCACCTGCCAACTTGATCTTACGACCAAAATAAGGAACTTCGATCACACCCAATGTCGATTCCGGGATCTGAGTAGCCTGAACCATAAACGGCACTTTAATGTCTGCTACACCAGTTACAGGATTTGTGATCTGTACCTGGAAAAGAGACCCTTTAGCACCACCAGCGGTTAACTGGCTTCTCATTTCATTAATGTTGAAAGCCATTTGTTACTACTCCTTTATTGACCTATAATTTCGTTAAATTCTACACCAGTTCGTACTGCAACAAAGTTCAACTGAATAAAGTTAATAGAACGAGCAGGTTTAATGTAGATATCACCAATAAATCTGTTTGTATCAATAACTTCGCTGGTGTTGTTTGTTTGGTCACAAACTACTGCGAAATCATAAATGCCTCGTCTACCTTGAACATCACGTAAGAACGGCTCGATCATGTTTCTGAAAGTCGCTCGTGTGAAGTCATCATTGAACTCAAACAATGTACTCTTAGATGCAAGTGCGATTGCTTTTTCTAATACAATAAACAATCTACGAACATTGATTCGATCAAATGCACTTGGATTTCTTTGCATCGTTTTGTCGCCGAATAAGATTGCACCAGAACCTGGTTCAATAATTACTGGGTTTACATTGTTTTTGTATAATAAGTCACGCTGTGTTTTGTTCGGGTTCAGTTTAAGTTTTACAACATTCTTAATTTGACCTCTGCTATAACCTGCAGGTGAGAACCAAGGATCTCTTTCATCATCAGTTCTGGCACAAGAACCTGCAACATCAGCATTCATCGGAACCCAGCGATACACATCATTATACTTATCGTATTGATATTTATACCCGCTGTCCATGACGGAATATGAACTTCCTGATAACTCATCAGCAAATGCTACAATCTTAACAGCGTCATCATCAGATAACTGAGGTGATACAAACGCTACACAATCTTTTCTGTATTCAGCGATGTTGTCCATAACATAGTTTGCAACAAGTTTATTCGCTCTACCTGTTACAAGCAATGAAACATCAACTTCTTCAGCATTTTTGAATAAGTCCCATCCTTGAAGTAACGAACCGTTTAGATTATTGTCAGATTCAGTTAGGCCGTCATCGCCGCCACCAAAATCTTCTAGCAATCTTCCGAATCCGTTTTGTGATACGTTGATTCCTGTTGATTGATTGATTAAATCAGCTTCGTCAGGATCCGCAATTGTCTGATCATTGTTATTGTCGTCTCCGACTCGAACACTGATGTATCCTGAGTTGAGATTGATA